ATTCAATTCAAACGATGGTTAGAGAATCAATATTCTCAAAACATTCTTGCGTTGGATTACAAAAGTTGTGAAATGATCAGTGATGACCTTTATGAGGTTATTGCAACTCGGTATCCTGATAGAAATATCATTATCAAAGTCTCAGAAGATGATGAAAATGGTGCTTCTATTATGTATAGAACTTCACAACCTTATCAATCACTCGCTATTTAAAGGAAAATAAAATGGCAAAACAAACTTTTCAATCAAACCCACGTGTTCGTCAACTTTTTGAGGACCTAGAGAACTATCTAGAATTCTGCGTGGAATATGGTTATAAGTACAATGAATCAGAACTCTACGATCAACGGAGTTATGTATATCGTCAGTATACTAAATTTGCTACAGGCAAATTTGCACGAAATCAATGGCAGGAAAACGCTCGTCCATAATGCGTAAACTCTATTACATGGGGCTGGAGCCTTATAAAGCTAGATACACTCTACAGTTACAAGAGTGGAATACTCGTGTGTTTGATCGTAGAGGCATCAACTACGTTGTAGTGCCCGGAAAAACACTCAGCAATGACCAAGCAATTGTAACTGGTCAAGTATTAGATGCTCATGGTCGCACATACTTTGGTATGAGCCAACTTATGAATCTAATTCGTATGATGAAACAAGGTGAATTAAACTGCGAAGATGTTGTTTACTTTGAAGATATGTTTCAGCCCGGTATTGAGAGCCTTCCTTATATACTCAATCAAATTGATAGCATTCACAGACCTCGCATTTTTGTTCGTTGTCTTGCTCAAAGTATTGATCCTGATGATTTCGTACACGTATGGGGTATGTCCAAGTGGATGGGTCATTATGAAAAAATGCTTGACTCATTCGTAGATGGTGTACTTGCTACTAATGAAGAAATGGTAATGCACATGAAGATTGCAGGTTGGACTGCTCCAATCTATAATATCAGTGGGTTAGCATTTGGTAAAGATGAAGTGCAATCTCGGGTAGCAAGTATCAAGTCATTCAATGAACGCAAGATGCGTGTAGTATTCTCTGCACGTTGGGATCAAGAAAAACAGCCAGACTTTTACATGGATCTCATTGAGGTATGGAACAGTCATCCTGGATTATCAAAAGTTGAATTCTGTGTCTGTAGTGGTGGCAAACTAAAATCTAACAGCGATAGTTATATGCAACGCACCCGTGAAATGGTAGATGCAGGAAAATTAACAATCTATGAGGATTTAGAAAAAAATGATTACTACAACATTGTTAATGATAGTCGGGTAGTATTTAATTGTGCGTTACAAGACTGGGTCTCTAACACCGTATCAGAAGCAGATGCTCTTGGATGCAATGTTCTCTATCCTGCTTATCGCAGTTTCCCCGAAACTTTTGCCAATGACCATGAACGTATGTATATTCCTTGGTCTATTGACGATGCTGTAAATAAATTGGAAACACTACTACAATCACCACATCCAAGAATGGGAGAAATAAGCAACCGTAATGATAGTACTATTGACAGAGTATGTGATATACTTGAAGGCAAGGGCGAAGATATGCTACGAATGACTACTGATTATCGTAAACACACTAGAGAAAGTAAATATTAAAATGGCAACTTGGACATTAAAAACACAGCATAAAAAGAGTGCAGTTGAAAAACAATACTGGCGCAAAGATAGTGAAGTAATTATTAGAACCGAAGGCTATCGTTGGTGCGAATTCTACTGTGAAAGTGATGAACAACCTGATATTGACTATAAAAATGAAGGTGAATACAATCTCAGTGATAGTGATTACGATTGGGAATTGGTAAGCATGGATGATGGTTGTTGGGCAGATTGGGAATTTCCTGAAGACATGCCCAGAGAAGAACAAGCAAAAATAGAAGAAGCATGGGAAGAAGATTACTTTGAAGGACTAGAAGAATTAGGATGGAGTTGTGATGACACTGACTATATTCTTTTGGGACCATTAGAGTTGTCTGACGCAGATGGTAATATTGTGGGTCAAGGCGATCCAAGTTAAATAAATTTTTAAAAGGAAACTAAAATGAAAGCACATGAAGATATTAAAACACAATTGGCAGCATACGAAGTAGAACACACTAAGTTTGAAGCAGGTAATGCAGCAGCAGGAACTCGTGCCCGTAAAGCATTGGGTGAACTAGCTAAAGCAGTTAAGGCTCGCCGCAACGAAATTACCGCTGAAAAAGCAGCAAGAAAAGAAGCTAAGGCTTAATCTTTGATAAATACATATGTTGCAAAGAGGCAACTAATAGACTTTGGTCTCGTTGAGCATAAACGATAGATGCTTTGAAAGGAACATATGTATAAACTTTATCAAATAACCAATACGGTCAACGAAAAATCGTATATAGGTATCACAAAACTTTCTATAAATGAAAGATGGAATGTTCATGTATCTAATTCAAGAAATCCTAAATATCCATTACACCATGCTATTGCAAAGTACGGATCAGATTCTTTCATAATAACTCTTTTAGAAGAAAATCAGAATCGTAAAATTATCAGTGATTTAGAAGAACCTACGATCCAACAATTAAAAACTCACATAACACAGCAAGGATATAATGTTGCTAAAGGTGGATATGGCGGAGACTTAGGACCAGAAGCGAGTCGCAAGCGTTTAGAAACTATAAAAAATTATTCACCGGAGAGAAAAGCAGAACATCAACGAAGATTGAGTAAACGCAATTTAGGTAAAACCAAAGAAAATGATGCAGGGAGATTAGCCCAATCAGAGAAGATAAAAGGTAACACTTTTCGTAAAGATATACCACATGTTGATAGTTCAAAACAAAAAATATCAGAAGGCAATACGGGAAAAGTAAGATCCAAAATTGCTAGACAAAACTACAGCAAGAATGCTAAAATAAGAGGAACTGGTCCGCAATTGCAAGGCAAAAAAGTTAGCTGTCTTTGCTGTAACAAAGACTGGGATTTAGGTAATTTTACACAACACATAAGGAAAATAAATGAGTTTTAATAAGACTAAAGCAGACCCCGAACTTGGATTAAAAGTTCACGAACACTTAGTTAAGATGGGTGTTGAGACTCCTACTAAGCCAAATGGATTAAGTAGGACTGACAAGATTGAAATCATTGAAGCAAAGTTCAATGATATTATGAACACTTTGGGACTTGATTTAACTGATGACAGTTTGATTGAAACTCCCAAGCGTGTTGCAAAAATGATGGTTGGAGAAATCTTTTGGGGACTTGATTATGAAGCATTCCCTAAATGTACAGCAGTTGATAACAAGATGCACTATAACGAAATGGTTGTAGAGCGCAATGTTAATGTACAAAGTAACTGCGAACATCACTTTGTCGTAATCGATGGATTGGCTACTGTCGCATATGTTCCTAAACAAAAAGTACTTGGATTGAGTAAAATCAATCGTATTGTAGAATACTTTAGCAAGCGTCCGCAAATTCAGGAACGATTAACAGAACAAGTATTCCATGCATTACAATACATACTTGAAACAGAAGATGTTGCGGTTATGATTGATGCACAACACTATTGTGTGAAAAGCAGGGGCGTAGAAGATACGGGTAGTAGTACTGTTACAAGTAAGCTAGGTGGTGGATTCAAAAGTGATCCAGCAGCACGTGCAGAATTCTATCAACTGGCAAGGAAACAATAATGGAAATACAACCAAAAGATACTAGCCGAGGACATTTTTATGTTAGCCTTGTAAAAAGTTTCCTTCGTATCGGAGCAGGTATATCACTTATTATGATTGGTATTCCCGAAGCAGGCACGTTGCTTATTGTTGCAGAAATTCTTGGCATTGTTGAGGAGTTGGTATAATGGGATTTCGTAAACCAATAGACTATAATAGTGTTCATCATCAAATTTATATGGCTGGTGTAGAACTTCACTCTAGTCATAATGATGGATTTACTACTTGGGAAATTAAAAAAGACTTACACCGTCTTAAATGGTTACTAGATGAAATCATGGCTGATGCTCCAACTTATGCCGCTGAACAAGAATTCTTAGATGACCATTCTAAAGTAAAGATGTGGAGAACATTGAAAAAATGATATTTAACAGAATCAAAGAACTAAAACTACAGGGTCTTAAGATAGGTATCGTATTCTCGCAATTTGATATACTACACGCAGGACATATTGCAATGCTTAGTGAAGCTAAGAATCATTGCGATTACCTAATTGCCGGGTTACAGAATAACGCACAATGGGACAGACCCGGAAAGAATGCACCTATTCAAAGTATTGTAGAACGACAGATTAGTTTGAGTGCAGTACGCTTTGTTGACGAGATAGTTGTTTACAATACAGAAAAAGATTTGGAAGATATCTTATTGACATTGCCGGTAGATGTGCGTATACTAGGGGTTGAGTACAAAGGAAAAGACTTCACTGGACAAGAAATATGTGAGAAACGTAGCATTGAATTAGTGTTCAATGGGCGAGATCATTCATTTAGTTCATCCAGCCTGCGGAAGCGTGTAGCAGAAGCAGAATTAAAAAAGGATAATTAAATGGCACAGAAGATATTGATTATGGGATTGCCCGGAGCAGGCAAAACATTCCTAGCTATTGCATTAAAAAAGTTTTTAGAAACAAATTCTACACTGCGACACATGCCAATGAGCAGAGCCATAAATATGGAAATGACTCCTTCTGCATATTCATGCACAGTGGACTGGTTCAATGCTGATGAAATTCGCAAAAGATACAATGATTGGGACTTCAGTAACGAAGGTCGCATCCGTCAATCATTGCGTATGGCTGAGTTTGCATTGCAGTGTACTAGTGACTATGTGATCTGTGACTTTGTTGCACCATTGGTTGAGATGCGTAATAACTTCAAAGCAGACTGGACCATTTGGGTAGACACTATTGCAGCTGGACGCTACGAAGATACTAATAAGGCATTCATTCCACCCGAAGTATATGATTTCCGTATTATAGAACAGAACTGTGATAAGTGGGCAGAATTTATTGGGCAACATATACTAGACAATCGCCGTAGACCAGTTTTTGATTGGAAACAAGAAACAGTACAGATGTTAGGTCGCTGGCAACCATGGCATGCTGGACATCGTGCATTGTTTGAACGACTGATAGCGAAGACTGGGCAAGTTGTTATTCAAGTACGTGATGTACAAGGATGGCAAGGTTCAAATCCTTTTGCTATTGACCAAGTTAAAGGTTTTATTAAACGAGATTTAGATCCAATATACCAAGGTCAATATGAGATACAAGTTGTACCTAATATTGTTCATATTGGATGGGGTCGTGGAGTAGGTTATACCTCAGGAGAAGAAACATTTGACGAAAGTATTACTCAAATTAGTGCTACTAATATCCGAAAAGAAATGAATTTAGGTAAATAGATATAACCGGTCTCTTATGGGCTCATCCCGGTATACAAATTCTGCGTCCTATGCTATAATAACATAGGAGAACATCATGGCAAAGAAATATTTCAGTACAAAAACGTACAATCAGATAGGTCCAGTAGCTTATCGTCAATGGCGTGCAGATAGTCATTGTAATCTAATTCATGGCTACGCAATGTCGTTTCATTTTGAATTTGAAGCAGACACACTAGACGCACGAAACTGGGTAACAGACTTTGGTGGACTAAAGCCACTTAAAGAAAAACTAGAAGAATGGTTTGATCATACATTGCTAGTCGCACAAGACGATCCAATGCGTGAACATTTGTTAGAATTAGGTAGACTTAAACTTGCTAAAATTACAGAAGTTGAAAAGACAGGATGCGAAGGAATTAGTGATTTCTTATACGAATATATCAATACAATATTTTTACCTAACTGCGGAGCAGAAGAAGCTAAACGAGTTTGGTGTACTAGAGTAGAAGTACGTGAAACAGATTCAAACATGGCAGGTCGTCAAGGACATAGAGAAGATAACGAATTTAAAGATTGATATGAGCAAACTAAAAGTAAGTGAACTATTTTATAGTATTCAGGGTGAGGGCAGATACATGGGTGTCCCCTCCGTGTTTCTGAGAACATTCGGATGTAACTTCAAGTGTGCTGGGTTTGGTATGCCTAAAGGTGAACTAAGTCGTGAGGTAGAAGATATAGCTAGTCGTGTGCATTATTTTAATGATTACAAAAAACTTCCATTAGTCAGTACAGGATGTGATAGTTACGCAAGTTGGGATCCACGCTTTAAAGACTTGAGTCCAATGCTCACTACTGATAGTATTGTTGATAGCATTATGGATATGCTGCCACATAAACGTTGGATGAGTGAACATCTGGTGATTACGGGTGGTGAACCATTGCTAGGTTGGCAACGTAATTATGTTGATTTACTTTCGCATGACAAGATGCGTGGGCTACAAGAACTAACGTTTGAAACTAATGGTACACAAGAACTACATCAAGACTTGAAAATATACTTACACAAATGGAGTATCAGTCGCAGCATGGGTGCGATAACATTTAGTGTTAGTCCTAAACTTGGTATCAGTGGTGAAAAGTGGGAAGATGCAATCTGTCCAGACGTAATCTATGAATACAGTCAAGTGGGACATACGTATCTCAAATTTGTAGTAGCAACTAAAGAAGATGTAGAAGAAGCACAAGCAGCCGTAGATGAATATAGTAAACGTGGATTCAGAGGTAATGTTTACTTGATGCCCTGCGGTGGTGTAGAGAAATTATATTCAATGAATGCTAGAACAGTTGCTAATGAAGCAATGAGATTGGGCTGGCGTTATAGTGATAGACTTCAAGTGACGCTGTTCAAAAACGAATGGGGAACATAATGAATTTCTTTTGGGTTTTCTTGCTTGGGTATATAATAGGTGTGTTACACATGTGCTATCGTTCAAATGAAGATGCTAGAGTGGATAGAGAATAATGCCATTAGATAGTATGCAGTCATATTACTACTACAAGCATCGTATTGTGGGTAGAAAATTAAAGTTTGCCCTTATCCCTAGACGTTGCTATATAACAAAGCGTAGAATATGGTTAGAACGTGCATATTGCATCACTTCAATGATTACTGGTCCTGGCCTACCTATATATGAGTATTACTGGTTTGACAAAGATGAATATTTAATAGCAAGATTGAAAGATTTAATATGAGTTTTGAAATGCGTTGGCTTATTTGTAATGGTAGTGAAAAAGTATTGCAATATAGATACCAAATAGAAAATACAAATTATGATATGTTTACTTCAACAGGTAGTCCTATCAAAACAACAGGTTGGTCAAAATGGACAGATGTACCAACGGTATA